GGCTACAAGAGACATGAGGATGCGCCTACCTAGTAGGCTCACCCTTGTGGCTGGCGTGGCAGTGCCATCTTCCCCCCCGAAGGGTAGGAAGAGGACGCCCCAACCACGGTCTCGTCGTCGACTCGTCCAACGCCACCAGCTTGTCTGGGAGGCGATTTGGGCGGGTTTGGTTTCCGCTGAAAGTCCTGTTATCCCGGGAGAGCAGACACGAGGAGCCTTTCTGGTTTATAGATGGTATCAACGTATGACCTCTAGGGGTCTCCGTTGGTGCATCCTTACCATTAAGGATCTCTGCCTCTACCTGCGCTCTCGGGCCTTGGGCTCGGAAGTTGTTCCTCCCATCCCTAAGGGCGTTGGGTCTTGGTTGATCAAATGGTTGACCAAGGCCTACACACGCACGGGATGGCTCACGCTCTCGACTATCTCCCGGTCTCTGCCGGAGGATACTTGTCCAGTTTCGAGAGCGCGGAACTTGATGGAACATGCCGAGAAACACGGGGAGAAGTTTCGCAAGGTGCCCTGGGGGGCACTCCGTTCTCTCCGGCAATATACCAAGGAAGGATTTCAGCGGGCTGGGTACACGCCTCCTTCCCATGTGAAGGCAGGCACCAGCGGGGTCTTCGAGGTCCCCTCCTCTCGAGGCGGCTTTAATGTTGCCGCCGAGGAGGCGTATGACCGCTCGATGGATGGCATGGATGCTTTTCTTCAGCATCTCAGAACAGGCCGAAAGGCCCCTTCTAGAGAGTCTGAAGGAGACGTACTCACACGTGCCATCCTCCGAGAAGTAGACCGCCGCCGGACCAGTGATCTCATGTCCGACCTCAATTGGGTTCATCATGTAGAGTCCGTACTTAGACTCTACCGCGAATTCCATGAGGCCGAGTACTTTGATCACCGTGTCACGTGCCTTCCTGAACGTGGGTTCAAATTGAGAACGGTAACTGCACCCAGTGCTTCTCTTGCTGCTGCCGGGGAGCTTGCTCGCCAAGCTCTGTTTCCTGCTGTCGCTGATGATCCGAGACTTGAAGTCCTTGTCGAAGGAGACCCCCTTGCGGGGGTGACCGGGTACAAGTGCACTCCAGGTGATAAGATCCTCAGCGCCGACCTGACCGCCGCGACCGATGGCTTCTCTCATGAAGTCATCGTGGCTGTCGGGTTGGGTATGATAGATGCAGGTATACCAGAGCTTCTGGCACGAGTTTTCGTGGAATCCTTGGGCGCGGGAAGGAAGACTCACTTTTTCCATTATAGAATTAGTGAACTCCTCCCAAAGGCCCTTAGTCCATTTGAACTCAATGCCTTCAAGAGCAGGCTCCACGACCTTGGCTGGGATGGGGAGTCCAAGACTCTCCGCATTCCGGTAAAACGAGGCTCCCCGATGGGCACACCCTGTTCGTTCACTCTGCTCTGCATTGTGAACGGGTGGGCCACTAGGGACGCCAAGTTCGGCCGGATATGCGGAGATGACTTCCTCGGCATATTCGAACGTAA